GTACGCATTTATTTCCAAACTCTTTGACCTGGTCGATACGCGCCGATGACGGCATATGCCAACAGGCGATTGACACTTGGTCGAAGGGATGCGGAGACACGGACGGCGGAACGTCCGGCGAAATCATGGGTAAGGCAAGCAACCGTCATGTGGGTTCACCGAATAGTTTCGGATCTCGTAGTGCTTCCAGCGTGGCAACTGCGCTTTGTGCAGAAGGTATGAATAGGACGGTAGTAAGACCTTTGTGATCGGTGAGATACCCGGCGAAGGCCGACTGTGTTTGACAGTCGTAGGTGCAGGTGCGCAACCTAAGCGAATTTGTCCTCGCTAAAATAGGGCAGCACCCTCTTCTGTTGATGCGCGGCTCCGGCCATGCAACGACGCAGTAGCCCCGCCGAGGGGTTACTGCATCCACGCTCTCCGGTCATGCAACGAGGGATGTGCGAAGCCAAGCAGTACGTCAACGAAGCGTCAGCATCGAAGTGCTGGGATTGAAAGAGATTTGAAAAATCTCGTCCTTCCCTTCCGATCTACATCCCCGCTCTAGCACCGGCATTGAGCCTCGCTGAAATCAAAAAAATCACTCGCCTAAACTTGCGATTTGACATCCCGCTTTAGCACTGCGTATACTTGCGCGTATGACAACAATCACATGGATGGACAACCGCAAGTTGATGGACGAACTGTGGCCAAAGTGGAGACTTGAGCCTGTATTGTCGAGCATCTTGAACGAGAAGTGGGGTCAACTGCATCAGGACAAACTGCAAAGTTGCATTCGCCAGCACCGTTTAGTGCGCGACTCAAAGCCTGATATATCAGCGATACACAAGGCGTACTGCGCTTTGATCCCTCAGAACCTAGTAGGTGAGCGTGAGGTTGAGCAGACCCGCAACGACCTACAGCGTTGCACCCCGATCAGCCCTGAAGAGTTTGCGGCCTGGGATGTGTGGGCTGAAGCGATGCTGAAGAACGTGACGAACGAAGAACTCAAGCGCGTAAACGACTTCATTGGTCATGTACCGGAGTCACGCCGAATCCTCGCCGTTGCTGTTGAGCATGTCCGCAAGCCGAGTGTGAGATACGCGTGAGGTACGAGAGCAAACCAGTATTACTGCACATGAATGCACTTGCCATGTATTTGCGAGGAGAAGGCTTTACCGTTGGAATGACGCACACCGGATTTATTGCCATTGACTTGGAAGGTGTGGTGTTTCAGGTCAGCCCGTTCAGGACAAGCGCACAGATTCAGCACCCCATACACAAGCGATTTCGTGAGGAATACTCGCGCAAACTCCCACAAACGCATTGGTTTGATGAGCGGATGGAAATTCTGATTAAATGGGCAAGCGACCCAAAGAGCAAGGAATGGACTCGAAAGATGTCAACATCAAGACGAACTAACCCATGATGTACCCAACCACCCGCAACAAAGCCAAGATCCTCCGAGCAGCCATGTACCTACGGCATGAAGGCTTTACCGTTGGTCAAACAAAGACAGGGTTTGTCGCTGTTGACGATGACGGCATTGTCATCCAAGCAACCCCGTACCGCACCAGCGCACAGATCTTTCACCCCGTACTCAAGATCTATCGTGAGGAATATGCGCTATCCCTGCAAGAAATTTATTGGTTCACCGAAAAACTGTCATTGTTGACAGAGTGGGCAAAAGATCCAAACGCCAAGGAACCCGGTCGCGTGTTGTCAGTTTCCCGCAGACCTGTACCCTCACGCCAAAGAACCGCATGATCCATACGCTTTGCGCTGTACCGCTTGCATTAATGTTCCTTGCCGCCTGTGGGGTGTGGCTATGGTTCTTTGACGATTCATCTCCAGATTACTAATGAGACACACCAACCTACCCAACCATTTCTATGTGCAAGTTGACAACCAATTCCTCGGCCCGAACATGCCAGCCGGCACAACGCCCGGTATGTGGCATGCCATTTACGCTCGACCCGGTCAGTACTTGTCCTGCCATGTGATCCTCGCGTCCGGAGCGCACTGGTCAGGCTTGCCGCTACACGCGCTGTCAACAACCGAATCCTTTGACCCTGACTTTGATGACTCCTCGCAGCCGTGGGGAGCAATGGGTAACAACATTGAAGCCGTGCAATTTAAGGCACTGGAAGGTTTGACTGTCAACGCGTTTCGCGCCGAGGTGTCAGGCATACACACAGGTATTGTTATTGATTGGGCTGATGGTTACTCGCAGTACCCCGCAGAACACAAGCCACTCAGCCTAATCATTGCTGACGAAGGTTGGTTCTTGCTGTTGCCCAACAACTACTTCACCGTCAAGGACAAGCACTTTGTTGACACCAAGAAGTACGTTGATCAAATGAAATTCTATAAAAGAGGCGATCTCGTATATTGGGAAACCGATTGACTTATATACTGACGTAGATGACGATAAACACTTACGACGAATTCAAAACGCATATCCGCGAGACACTTGAGTCGCAAGGATCTACACGCGGGGAACTTGCGGTTGCAATGGATAAAGCAGGGATACTCCGAGCGCACACGGTGAGGTGCTTGCTTGGTACGCCTGGTACGGTGATCGGTAAACGAAAGCCAGCATTTGACTCTGCGCTTGCTATTGCCGGCGCAGCAGGGTTCGACATCGTTCTGCGTAAACGCACATGATCACCAAACGTATAGCCATTGTCGCTGTCAATGAAGACGGCTATCGCATCGGGCAATCGCATCACAACGCAAGAATTTCAGATTATGCAGTACAGTGCATAAGAGACGCACGGGAGGAAAGAGGGCTTTCCTACGGCAAATTAGCGTCAATGTTCAAACTCTCAAAGTCCACCATACAGAAACTATGCAACTATGAAAGACGCGCCCAAATCCCTCGCGCTTACAAAAAAGTCACCCAGTACCTCTGTGATCAAGCGACCAGTGGGACGGCCGCAGCGCACCGGAATCATGAACAACCCCAAGGCACTTGAGGTTCTCCAGTGGCTTGCAAACGGGGGAACACTGCTTGAGTTTGCTAAGAAGGATGGAAACCCCTCCATTGCAACTGTGCATGAATGGAAAGACGAAGACCAAGATTTTAGCAGACTGTATAAGGTTGCCCGTGACAAAGGTCAGGAGGCAATGCTTGAGGAGTGTCAGACCCTGTGCGACACAGAGCCTACAGACGCAGTACAAGCCGCTTGGAGGCGTTTGCAGGTCGATACCCGGATGAAGTGCCTTCGGATGTGGAACCCCGCTAGATGGGCAGAGCGCGTTGACATGAACCATTCCGGTGGCATCAGCCTCATGGTGGCAACAGGCGTACCGGAGCGGTAATGGCTCGCACCGTCAGTTTGCAGTACAAGCCGCGAGCATGGCAACGGACATGCCATGTCAGTAAGCGCAGGTTCACAGTGCTTGCACTGCACCGTCGCGCTGGCAAGACCGAACTTGCCATCATGGAGTTGATTGACAAGGCGATTCGGTTCAAGCAGGAACTCGGCCTGTTCTTCTACATTGCCCCGTTTCTGAAACAAGCCAAGGCTATCGCCTGGGCGCGGCTGAAACAGAAACTTGCGCCGCTCCTCATGGAGAACGCCATTGACATTAACGAGGGCGAACTGCTCGTCACGTTTAAGCACAATGGGTGCGTCATCCGTATATTCGGTGGAGACAACCCCGACGCAATGCGCGGTGTGCGACTTGACGGATGCGTGATTGACGAGGTGTCGCAGGTCAAGCCGGAGGTGTGGAACGACATCATTCAGCCGGCATTGTCTGACCGTCAGGGCTGGGCAATGTTCATTGGAACACCGTCAGGCATCAATCTGTTTAGCGAGTTGTACTACCGCGCACAGTCGTTGCCCGATTGGAACGCCGCTCGGTACACGGTCTACGACACCCAGGCAATTGATCCCAATGAAGTCGAACGCCTGAAGCGCGACATGCCTGAGACTGCGTTTGCTCGCGAGTACCTGTGCGACTTTGCCGCCGCCGGCGATGACCAGTTGATCAGCCTGTCTGACGCTGAACTCGCAGCAAGCCGCGAATATACGGACAAGGACATTGAAGGGTCACCCCGCATCATTGGCGTTGACCCTGCTCGGTTTGGTGATGACCGCAGCGTGATCTTCAAGCGTCAGGGTCTTGTCGCGTTTCCACCCCTTGTGTACAGGGGCATTGACAACATGGAACTTGCCGCTCGCGTTGCGGCGGTCATGGAATCTTGGGAGCCGGACGCGGTGTTTGTTGACAGCGGTGCGGGTGCAGGAGTCATTGACAGACTGCGTCAACTTGACTTCGACCCCATCGAAGTGCCGTTTGGTGGCCGCGCCATTCAGCCTGATCAGTTTGTCAATCGACGCACCGAAATGTGGTGGGGCATGAAAGAATGGATTGAGCAGGGTGGCAAGATACCGAATGACGTTGCGTTAAAACAAGAGATGGCAACGCCCGTGTATTGGTTTGACCAGGCTGGTCGCAAGGTGCTTGAGTCAAAAGACGAGATCAAGAAGCGTTTGCAAGGTGGCGCATCACCTGACCTCGCCGATGCGCTTGCGTTGACGTTCGCATATCCGGTTCGTAAACGATCCTTATTCGACAAGTACAAACGCAAGTCAACTGCGAACGAAGAGTATGACCCATACAAACACGTTGTCTAGTACCCGTATGCACGGTGTAGAGGGCTAATTTATGCTGACGATTCGCCGCGCAACAATTGACGATGTGGAGGTTCTTACGCATATGAGTAGGCAATTCCACAACTTCGCGCCACACGCAGCGATGATCAACGCAACCGACACGGAACTGGAAGCCGCGATCCACGCGCTCATGGAACATGGGTGCATGTTCGTCGCTGATCTCAATGGCGTAGTTGTTGCCATGCTTGGCGCAATCATTAACCCCATTTGGTTCTGCCCCCGTGTCAAAATGGCGCACGAACTTGCATGGTGGGTCAACGAAGACGCACGGGGTAGCCGAGCAGCCATCCTGCTTGTCAAGGCGTACGAGGCGTGGGCAAAGGAACAAGGCGCACAGGTCGCCACAATGTCAGACCTGATGGTCAACACCACCGTGGAGCGGATGCTCACTCGGATGGGATTCCAGTTAAGCGAACGAACATATGTAAAGGAACTCTAATGCCAGCATTTTCATCAATTGCACTTGGCGTAATGGCAGCATCGGCAGCAGCGGGTGTTGGTGT